CAGCGAGGCAGAGGAACCACACCAGTGAGAACTTCTCACACTTTAATTTTAGGATAAAGGAGGCGAATAATACATGCCCAAAAACCCCACGATAGCGGCCAATAACGTATTTTGTATCGCACGAAAGCAGGCCGCATCGTTCAATGACAACTTAAACAGCAGAGAGGGAGCATCAGAGGAGCTCGGCATAGACAGAACAAGACTGGCACGAATAGAGCTCGGAAGCCTTAACCCTTACCCGGAGGAAGTCCTGATGATGAGCGACGTATACAACGCGCCGGAGCTGAACAACCACTACTGTTCCCGACTTTGCCCGCTTGGGATAAAGACCATAGCACCGGCGGAGCTCCTCAGACTGGACAGGCTGACCATCAAAATACTTTCAGCACTAAACGACGCGGACTACATCCCGCAGACGCTTATAAAGGTGGTCGAAGACGGCATCATCACAGAGGAGGAAAAGCCGGAGATTGAAAAAATCCTCGCTTCACTCCAAAAGATCAGCGAGGCCGCAACGGAGACGAGAATATGGATAGAAAAACACATGTAAAAGGAGGACGCAATGAGCCGACCAGAAACGCTGCAAGAGCAGCCGAAGTTTATGAAAGTAGACGAAGTCGCGAAGCTGCTGGGAGTCAGCGAATCACGCGCATACAAGATCATGCGAGAGCTGAACAAGGAGCTGGAGCAGCAAGGCAAGATCACGACCGCCGGGAGAGTTTCACAAAGGTATCTGTTCGAAAGAGTTTACTGCTAAAGAAAAGGCTCCGCAGGTTTGCATTCAGCAAGACCGCAGCACTGGCACTCACCATCGTAGCGATCAGCATAGCAGCCCAGGCATTGAACAACCATGCAGACGGAACAGAGACCCCGGACCGGCAGCCGACGTACAGCACGGCCACAGAAACCCCGGAGCCACCAAGTATAAACCTGACGACAGCGAAAATAAAGAAACCGACCCTTATACTGACGCCGACGCAGGCGCCGGAACCAGAGCCGGAACCGGAAGAAGAAACACCGACAGCGAGGATTTACGACATACCCCTGACAGAGGAGCTGCAGGAATACACCTTCACCCTTTGCGAGGAATACGGAGTCGACTACGAGATGGTGCTGGCACTCATGAACAGGGAGAGCGAATACAAAGCGGGAGTCATAAGCAAGACGGGAGACTACGGAATCATGCAGATCAACAAAGTCAACCACGAATGGCTAAGAGAGAAGCTCGGAATAACAGACTTCCTCGACCCGGAGCAAAGTATTTTAAGCGGAGTCTACATGCTTTCAGACCTTACACGAAAGTACCAAGACCCACACAGGATACTGATGGCCTACAACATGGGCGAAAGAGGAGCACGGAACTACGTGTCGAGAGGAAACACCAGCAGCGCATACAGCCGCGACATAATGAAAACACGGAGCAAGCTGCTCCAAGAGGCAGAAGACGAACAAGCGGCAAGCGATAAAAACTAAGAAAGGAGGAGCCACGATGACAAACTGCGCAAAGTGCGGCAGGGCACTAAAAGACCCCAGAAGCATAGAACACGGATACGGACCAGAATGCTGGAGCAAGATCAAGGCTGGGATTAAGAAGCACAGGAGCGACGACGGCAACCAGAGCGATTACGCATACCACGTAAGCAGCAACCACGGACAGAAGGTTCTCGTGATTGAAGACCTAAACCTTGGCGGAATGAGCGTAACGAACAACATCGAAGCGGTCATGGCCAGCATAGCGGACGAGATCGGCGAAGGCGTTTATAACATGCCGATCGTTTACAAAGACAGCGAAGGGCAATACGACGGAATCAACGGAGAAAAGCTGAGCAGCAACACCTTCTACGGAATAGGGGCAGCCAGCGAAAACGAAGCGGTCAAGGCCGCAATCGAAAGGAGAACGACAAGATGACCAACATAATCAAATTAAAGTTTTTGAGGGACGGACAACCATCCGGACGCGACTACACCTACTACACCCCGGAAGCCGTCGAAGTCGGAGACACTGTAGACATCGAAACAGACAGAGGCATATCAAAAGGCACCGTAACAGCCATAGACGTACCGGAGGCTGAAATAGCACCATTCAAAGACAAAGCAAAGACCATCATCGGCAAGAGCAGAGCCAAGTGCGAGCTTTGCGCATACTTCACCCCGCACGGAGACGGAGTATACACCTGCAGCGCCAGCCCGGACGACCGGAAGGTCATGGCGGACTTCAAGGAAACCCCGGACACCATGTGGTGCGAGGGCAAAAATTACAAGGAGGCATGAGCATGAACAACAGTCAGATAAGACGCAGACGCAGAGCGACTGCAAGAGCTGTCAGGATTGGAATGAGACTCGGCCTCCTTGTTTTCACAGCATACCTCACAGCGAGGCTCTGCAGGGCAGGGCTTGAGGTAATCGAAAGCAGGACCGGAGCACCCGGCGGCGAGATTTTCATACTCCCCCTGATCATCCTTCTGATTTGGACAGGCTGGACCGCTCGGAAGGAATACACCGACCTGACGAAAGGAGCTGAGGACAAGCATGATTTCAGGAGAAGCAACGGCATACCTTACGGCAGCCAGAGAAGAAGCATGTAGCTTCTTGGGAGCGCCGATCCCGGACCGAGTATGGGAAGACTCGATGCCAAGGGCACTGCAGAAGCTGGACAGGATCATCAATCGGTACGGAGACGAGGACGGCGAAAGGATGAAGCCCTACTACCTCGGGAAGCTGGTAGAGGAAGACATCCGCGAAAGGGCCTTTTCAGAATACACGATGACCCGGTGCCGGGAGCTGCAGGCCAACAAAAACGAAAAGAGCCGCCACCTTTCGGCGACGACCCAAATCAATCCACCAAAATTATACACCGCCAGCGGCAGCCAAGTCAATGCCGCGACGGAATGAAGGAGGAACCGCATATGAAACTGATACGACTGAAGCTCGAAAATTTCCAAGGCATAAAGAGCGCAGAATTCAAGTTTGGCGGCCACAGCGCCAGCATTTACGGAGACAACGCTACAGGCAAGACGACTGTATACAACGCGGTAACATGGCTCCTTTTTGACAGAGCGAGCACAAACGCGAAGAACTTCACCCCAAAGACCAAAGGCGCCAACGGCGACCTTCACTACCTCGACCACGCAGCAGAGGCCGAATTTAACGTAGGAGGACGTCACATCACCCTCCGGAAGGTTTACCACGAGAACTACAAGAAGAAGCGCGGCTCGGCCACGGAGGAATTCGACGGCCACAGCGTGGACTACTACGTCGACGGAGTACCGACCAAGGAAAAGGACTTCCAACTGACACTCCTTGCCTTCTGCGGAAGCGCTGAGAAAATGAAAATGCTGACCATGCCCGACTACTTCCCGGAGCAGCTGCCATGGGACGCCCGCAGGACCATCCTTCTGGAGATTTGCGGAGACGTTGACGACGACATGGTAATCGCAAGCACCCCGGAGCTGAAGGACCTGCCGGAATACCTGCAGATGCCCGGCTCCACAATTCAGCGCTACAGCGTGGAGGACTACAAAAAGATAGCTCAGACCACCAAGACGGACATCAACAAGCAGATACAGGCCATACCCGGCAGGATCGACGAGGCGACCAGAGCAATACCAGACACAACCGGCATCGACCCGGTGGAGATAGATAAGAAGATCGCAGCCATCAACGCAGAGCGAGAGGCGCTGGAGCAGCAGAAAGCGCGCTACATTGCCGGAGACAGCTCCACAGCAGACATCAGAAAGAGGATCAGCGAAGCTCAAGCCAAGCTCGCGGAGCTGCGAGCCGATTACGCGGAAAAGACCAGCGCAGCCAACAGCAGCATCCTGAACCAGATCAACGCCATCAAGACGGAATCCATCGGAGTAATCAACAAGGCCAGAGACGCCCGCAACGACATCGAGCGCAAACACAGAGAGCTCACAAGGATGCAAGAGCTCCGGGAGCAGCTCCTGCAGGAGTACACCGAGGTACAGAGCGAGCGCTGGAGCGAAGACGCTGAGACATGCCCCACCTGCGGCCAGAGACTGCCGGATGAAAACATCCAGAAGCTGCGCGATGACTTCAACATCAGGAAAAGCAAGAAGCTCGAGGCAATCAACCAGCGCGGCAACAGAGAGGCCAGCAAGAGCATGATAGCGGCCGTCAAGGAAGACATCGCCGGGCTCGAAGCCGAAGCGGCCCAGTACGAGGCAGAGGCTAAAGAGGCAGAAAAAAGGATCGAGGAGCTGCGCTGCCAGCTCACTACTCCCCTACCATTCGACCAGACCGAAGAATACCGCAGCATGACCGCACAGATTGACGAGCTACGCGCTGAAGAACAAGAGGCGGGCAAAACTACCTCCGCCGAAGTAAACAGGCTTACAGAGGAAATACACGCATTATTCGCAAAGGCCGAGGAACAGAAGGAACTCAAAGCAAGGCTGCGCATAGCCGCCAGCCAGAAGGAACGCATCGAGGAGCTGAAGCAAAGCGAGAAGACACTGGCCGAGAGATACGAGAAGCTGGAATACGGCGTCTACCTTTGCGAGCTTTTCACCAAAACCAAGGTCCGCATGCTGACAGAGCGCATCAACGGCAAATTCAAGAACGTACGCTTCCGCCTTTTCCAAGAGCAGGTCAACGGAGGCATCAAAGACGACTGCGAAGTCATGATCCCGACCGAGGACGGCAACCTGATACCATTCACCTTCGCGAACAACGCAGCGAGGATCAACGCAGGGCTCGAGATCATCAACACACTCTCCCACCATTGGGGAATCGAGATGCCGGTCTTCATAGACAACGCAGAGAGCGTAACGAAGCTCCTGCAGATGGACACCCAAGTCATCAGGCTGGTAGTTTCAGAGCCAGACAAAGAACTCCGGCTGGAAATTGGAATTTAAGGAGGACAAGCCATGAAGAATCCATTCGCCAAGAAGAACAAGAAGTACAGCTCGCTGCTCCGCCCGGCGGTTGAGCTGGCCCGGGAGGGCAAAGGCAAGGAAGGTCGGGACGCCATGCTGAAGGCCGAGACGTTCTACTTTAACAGAATCCAAGGAGCAATAACACCCTTTCCCACCGACGACACGGCCCTGATCGTGGTCATACTCCGCCACATAGCAGACAAGCTCGAGCAGAGCACCCCGGAAACAAAACAAAACGTAATCCACGTCCAGAAGTGCTTCGTACCGATGGATGTACAAATAAACTTCAAGAAAGAGGAGGTCAAATAAGATGACAGCAGCAACAAACCAAAAACAGACGCAGGCGATGACGCCGCAGAACCCGCAGGGAAATGAGGTCGTAAAGGCCGAACTCGCAATGAGCGAGCGCTTCACAAACACGGTGCTCCGCGAATTTGGAAGCAACGTGGCCGGAGCCATTCAGGTAACCGACTACCAGAGGCAGCTTATACAGGGCTATTTCATAGCCATTGACAGGGCACTCAAGCTCGCAGAGGAAGCCCGAATCAGGAAGAACGAGAACAACAAGGACCACAAATACGATAACAACCTGCCGGTCACATGGAGCAACGTAAACCTTAACGACCTCGCGCTGGACGTAGTCCACTACGCCCGCATGGGACTGGACATGATGCAGGACAATCACCTTTTCCCGATCCCTTACAGGAACAACAAGACGAACAAGTACGACATCACCCTGATGCCCGGATACAATGGCATTCAGTACATCGCCGAGAAGTACGCGGTCGAAAAGCCGCTGGCGGTCACCATAGAGCTGGTCTACTCCACCGACACATTCAAGCCCATCAAAAAGAGCAAGGACAACAAGATAGAGAGCTACGAATTTGAGATTAATAACGCCTTCGATAGAGGCACCATAGTCGGCGGCTTCGGATACATCGAATTCGAGGACCCGGTCAAGAACAAGCTGATCATTATGACCAAGAGGGACATCGAGAAGCGCAAACCGGCATACGCCTCCGCAGAATTCTGGGGAGGAACCTCCAAGGTCTGGGAGAACGGCAAGCAGGTCGAGAAGGAAACCGACGGCTGGTACGAGGAAATGTGCCTGAAGACACTCAAGCGCGAGGTTTACAGCGCAAAGCACATCCCGAGGGACCCGAAGAAGATCGACGACGCATACCAGTACATGAAGATGCGCGAGGCCAGATACGCCGAGATCGAGGCCCAGAATGAGATCGACCAGAACGCCAACACGATCCTGATCGACCCGGCACCCGCGCAGCTGCCTGAAAGAGCAACAGTCGACAGGGAGACAGGCGAGGTTCTGGACTTCAACGACAGGGCCGAGCACGCGTACACACAGGAGAAGCAGCCTGCCGCAAACACCGCTAAAACAGCCAAAGCGGAGCAGTTAGAAATCAGCGGCCAGCCCACCTTCTGATGGAGATAAAAGTATTCGCATCCGGCAGCAGCAGCAACGCCTACATCGTCAGCGACGAGAAGACGACCCTGCTGCTGGACGCAGGGATACCACTCCGGGAGATACAGATCGCGTGTGGCTTCAAGGTGCGATTGATAGATGGCTGCTTGATTTCGCACGCCCACAAGGACCACAGTAAGGCCGCAGACGGGCTCGCAAGGCTCGGAGTGGACATTTACACCAGCCAAGGGACAATTGACGCGTGTAGGCTCACAGGCCACCGCATAAACGCGGTCAAGGCGCTGCAGGCATTCACCATAGGAACCTTCAAGGTGCTGCCGTTCGACGTACAGCACGACGCACCGGAGCCTCTGGGATTTTTGATAGAGAGCACGGCCACCGGAGAGCGGCTCCTCTACTTCACGGACACCTACTACATCAAGTACCGGTTCACAGGGCTGACCCACATAATGGCCGAATGCAACTACAGCAAGGAAGCACTGCTCCGGAGCATAGAGGCCGGGTACGTTCCCATCGAGCTGGTGCCAAGGCTGGTAAAGAGCCACATGAGCTTAGAGCATTTCTTAGAGATGCTCAAAGCAAACGACCTGAAGGAAGTCAGACAGATCTACCTCCTCCACCTGTCGGACAATAACAGCGACGAGGAAAAATTCAGGGAGGAAGTACAAAAAGCGACCGGAGCGGAGGTCTACGTTTGCTAACAGGAGGTGAAGAAATACATGGCAAGAACAAGGAGCATAAAACCCGGATTTTTCGACAACGAAGTCCTCGGCGGTCTTCCACCGCTTACACGCCTTCTGTTCATCGGATTATGGTGCATAGCGGACCGCGAAGGTCGGCTCGAGGATAGACCCAAGAGGATAAAGAAGACACTGCTCGGATACGACGACGTCAGCACAAGCGAAGTCAGCGAGATGCTGCAGGCCCTGCACGATACAGGCTTTATCATCAGGTACACGGTCGACGGCGAGGAATACATACAGGTGGTGAACTTCGCGAAACACCAGAACCCGCACGTGAAGGAGAAGCCAAGCGAAATACCGGCGCCGCCGGAGTTTCTAACCAGCTGCACCAGCGAGAAAATCGACTACGATACCGACGATGATGACGACGAAAACGACGAGCACCAGACAAGCCCGGTGCAAGTATCGGACAAGCACCAGACAAGCACAGTACAAGCCCCGCCTATTACCGTTAACCGATTACCTTCTACTGGTAACCTTCCACCCGGTATCCGTGAAGCGCGCGAGGAAACCTGCGCAGCGGCGGAGCAAACAGAGGAATCGAAGAAGGAAGCACAGACGCTGCTGCAGAAACGGTTTGACCTTTTCTGGGCTGCTTACCCGAAGAAGGTCGGCAAGAAGGACGCGCTGAAGGCTTTCAAGAATGCGAAGGTCGACTCGGAGCTTTTCGACAAGATCATGACCGCGATCGGCAGGGCAAGAACAACGGACCAGTGGCAACGGGACAACGGACGCTACATACCGAACCCATCAACATGGCTGAACCAAGGCCGCTGGGACGATGAATACAAGGAGGCGAACACGAATGGAGAGTATCGGAGCATTGCTGGAACAAATGGTCAAGAACCCGCAGGTCCTAAGCCGCGGAAACCCGACACAGTGGCGCCCGGCTTCAAGTTTGCAGGAGAATCAGACGACGGAGAACCAGACGACCCAGACGAGGGCTGAGAAAAAGAACGAATTCGAGGTCTCATCCCGAGACGCGGACAAATACACCGGTAAGGAAGCCCCGGAACCGGCAACATGCGAATTTTGCGGTAAGACGCTTTATTACAAAGGCATCCGGAGCTTCACCAACGCAAACGAAGTCATAATCTGGTTCAATGAGCCAGAGCGCTGCACATGCGAGAAGGCGACGGCTTACTGGGCCGAGGTAGACGCCAAGAAGGAAGCGGAACGGATCGAGCAGGAACGACGTGAGAAGGCAGCGAGGCTGCAGGCCAAGGTCAACAAACTTTTCAAGGAAAGCGGAATCCGGGGAAGGTTTCAGAACCGGACATTTGACAGGTTCGTGGTCAACAAGGAGAATCGGAAAGCCTTCACCGTAGCCAAGAAATACGCGGACACGTTCTTTGACAGGCTGCCCGGGAAGGACGAGAGAGGCACTCCTATCCCACCGGCCATCGAGAGGAACGGCCTGCTGATGATTGGCAGCTACGGCACCGGGAAGACGCACCTGTCGACCGCGATCGCGAACCAGCTTATATCCGCCGGAGTGCCGGTCATAGCCATGATGATGATTGACCTTCTGGCCCGGATAAAGCAGAGCTACGACGGCACGGACTCGGCCAACGAAGCGGAAATCATGAAGGTTTACGAAGAAATCCCACTGCTCATCATTGACGACATCGGAAGCGAACAGCCCACAGAATGGGGCATCACAAGGATATACGCAATCATAAACGCACGGTACGAGGCATACATGCCCACGATCATCACCACGAACTACTCCACCCCGGAGCTGATCCAGAGGATGACGCCCAACTACGGCAAAGGCGGAGACAGCCGCAACGCGGAGAAGACCATAGATAGGCTCATGGAGATGTGCGAGTGCGTGGAGATGTTCTGGGAAAGCTGGCGCGGAAAATGAACACGGAAGGAAAGGAGAAAATCATGGGTAAGAAGCGCAACTGCAGAATGACCGATGAGGAAAAGAAAATGCACGAGAGAGCCATAAAGCTGAGGAAGATGACCGATGCGCAGCTTTGCGAATTCGTGGACAGGACCTACGGGCGCGGCATGGAGGAAGGTGCGAAGCTCGCAGAGGCAAACATACAGAAGGCACAGGAAATGACCGTAGACGGCGCGGTCAGCGTTAAAGCCTTCATCGAATACCTGACAGCCAGAGTCGGGACAGGAAACAGGATCGGCAAAGGAACCATCCTGCAGCTTAACAGAGAGCTGGAGACGGCCAAGAAGGACGGCCTGTTCTCCGGAGGAGGCAAATGAGGAGCCACGCGAATCGAGGACAGCCGTTCGAAGATTTCCTCGCATTCGTACACGCAAGATACCAATCAACCGGCATAGCCTGCGTACACAAGGTACCGACCGAATTCATCCCACTAAGAGACAGGACCGGGAAGGTATGCAACGCCAAGGTCGAGCACAAGAGCTGCGTAGACTACCTCGGAAGGTACAAAGGCACGCCGGTAGCGGTCGAGGCAAAGCACACGGAGAATGACCGGATACTATTCTCCCGAGTGGAGCCGCACCAAGCGGAATACATGGACGACTTCTGCAAGGACCCCGGCGCGGTCGGAATCGTTCTGGTGAGCTTCAAGCTGCAGCGCTTCTACGCGGTACCTTGGCAGTTTTGGAAGGCAGCCCGGGACGCTTGGGAATCCGGAAACGGAAAGACGCAGCTCCCGGTAGAGGCATACGGATGGAGCTGGTACACCCCGGGAATGGCAAGCGCCAGCGCAGAGCAGCTGCTCCCAGACTGGGAGATCAAGACCGGCGGCACCAGCGGCCTCCCCTACCTCGCAATAATTGAACGCATGAAAGGAGAACGCACATGAGCATAGACACGACGAAAGACCACGAAGTAAACAAGTTTGACATCGGGAAAGCGATGAAGCAGACACGCATCCCCCTGATTTGCATTTACGACCACCCGAAGGATTACCCGGATAAATTCATAGCCAGGCTCTGGGATTGCGACATTCCCACAAACATCATGGCCACGGCAGACACCCTGGAGGAACTAAGGGCAAAGATACCGAGCACCATGGTGAGAATGAACTGGGACGCCCAGGACGACCCGTGTGTAGTGGAGGTGTGGATATGAGCAGATGGATAGCGTTCTACGACGGCGCCGGCAAGGAGCTCGCAGCATACACAGTCACCGGCACATTTGAAGGAGAGCTCAAGGCCACAAAAGAGCTGCTCGCTTACGAGCACGGGATAAGCCCCGAGGAAATAACCATCAAGGAGGAGGAACGATGAATAAATATCCGGAACGCGGCGGAGATTGCGAGCACACCATGGACTGCATGTGGGGAACCGACGGATGGTGCGACAGACCGACCGGAAACAAGTGCGAGCTTCAGAAGATGGACGAAGCAAAAGCAAAGGAGGCAGACAAACATGAGCATAGCACAAAGCAAGGATAAGTACACGCCGACCTGCGACAATTGCGGAGCTGAGCTCAAAGAGGAATACGACTTCTACGACGCAGTAGAAGCCAAGAAGAAGGCCGGATGGAAAAGCAGGAAGATAGACGGAGAATGGTGCGACTTTTGCACGGATTGTCAGGAGGGATAACATGAACGAGAACACAAAACCGACTCAGAGTGAAAGAGTAAAAAGATACATGGAAGAATTCGGAGGCATCACCCAGCTGGATGCAATCAGGGACCTCGGCGTTTTGAGGCTTTCCGCCAGAATTATGGAGCTGAAGCAAAGCGGACTACCGATAGAGGGCAAGTTTGAGAAGGTAAAGAACAGATACGGCGAAGACGTCCAAATCAAGAGGTACGCCATAGCCGTAGACCAATAAGGAGGCGGAGAAATGAAGGCAATAACAATCTGGCAGCCCTGGGCAAGCCTGATCGCCATAGGAGCGAAGCAATACGAAACCCGCAGCTGGGAGACGAAATACAGAGGCCCCATAGCCATACACGCAGCCAAGAAAGACCCGTGCAAGATGCCGATACTGGTGGAGCCGTTCGAGACAGTCCTAAACGAGGAGCTGGAAAAAGCCGGACAAGCATTCAGCCTCCTCCCCACCGGGAGAATAATCGCCACAGCAGAGCTGGTGAACTGCTGGCGCATCGTATACCACCCCGGCACGAACGTAGACATCGCAAAGCACATCGAGGTCGGAGCCGAACTGGACGTCCCAAGGAAGCATCCGGACTTCGGACGATACATAGTGCCAACAGAAAAGGAACTCCTGTTCGGAGACTGGACGCCCGGAAGGTACGCATGGGAGCTGACGAACATAAAGCTCCTGCCAAAGCCAATAAGAGCAAAAGGCGCGCAGAGGCTATGGAACTGGGACGAGACGGACCCAGATGACCAGCCACTGTTCGTGTAAAGGAGGAGCGATGACCAGATACAAATGCCCGGCATGCGGAGGCAACCAATACTCCGCAAGCCCACACAAAGCGCAGGAAGCATGCATCTACTGCGGCAACAAAGGCACAGAGATCATGAAAACCCTCGAACCAGAGGTCGGAGAGGACGCCATCAAGAAGCTCACCAAGGAGCAGGCGTCGGAGGTAATCGAGACAAGGACACCGACCGGCCTGTTTTATACCAAAGAGAATGGGCTTTTCATAGGGATAGACAACAGCTCCGGCGACGCTTGGACCGAGGAATTCAAGACAAAGGAATCCTGTTTCAAAAGGCTTCGAGGAGGACGAGCAAGAGACGCACACGGCCAGTGGCTGAACTAAGGGAAGGAGGAACCAGATGGCTAAAACAGACATGACCCGAGACATAGAAAAGGCGCTGCGGTATTACGCGCCCCGAGAGCTTGGAGGAATAAAGATAAACGTTTTTAGAGGTAGGTCGACCGCCTTCGAGGTTCCGGTCGAGTGCGGTACCAACACGGCAGGAATGGTCGACTGCGTTAGAATCAATGAATACTTCGGAGACAAGGAAAGAACCAGAGTATGCCGCTGCCACACATGGAAGCGCGACGGCCTCCGGAGAATACCAATCAACTGCCCAAACGGAATAGCCGACAGCGACAAAACCCCGGAGCTTTGTAACAACGACAAGTGCCGGTGGAACATATGGAAGGAGGTAGGAAGACCGAAGGTCCTCGTTCAATGCTTCGAGATCAAGATAAGCAAGGCAGACTTCAGGAGCAAGAACGGTCACAATTTCGTAGGGAACCTGAACTACTACGTCGTACCTGCGGAGCTTTACGAATCCATCAAGGGCGAGGTCCCGGAAGGCGTCGGAGTCATTCTTTACAAAACCGGCAACCTACGCAGGAAGCAGGACGCGACATTCAGGAAAATGACCGAGGAAGACCAAAAGTGGATGATCCTAAACGTCCTGAAACGAATAAACCGCGCAGGATAGGAGGCTGAAATGAACGGAGCACAAAGCAGCATCGCCATAGAACACATTCAGGTATTAAAGACGCTGCACGATTGCGGAAACATAACCAGACAGCAAATGAAAAGCATAAGAGGCCAGATCATAACCATGAAAGTCACGGACCGAGAGGAATACCTGAAAAAGATAATCAAACGAAGCTGGGAGAAAAAACAGGGAGAGGAGCAAAGGATATGATGCCGACACATCAAAACAGGAAATGGTTAACTGAACAGTACGAAAAAACAAGAAGCATTTATAAAATGGCCGAGATTGCAAAATGCCATCCGAGAACAATTCACAAATGGATGACAAAACACGGTATTCCGATGAGCGGCATGCGCGGAATCGCGCACACAGAAGAAACCAAAGAAAAAATTAGCAAAGGGGTTATTGCAGCAAACCCCACAGGTATGACCGGGAGAACCCATTCGGAAAAAACGAAACAATACATGTCGTTAAACCGCAGAGGTAGCAAAAACGGAAACTGGAAAGGCGGAGTAACAAGCAAAATACGACAATTCAGAAGAACCAAAGAATATGTCAGATGGAGAGCAGAGGTAATAAGTAGGGCAGGCGGAATTTGCGAAGATTGCGGAAGCGACGAAAACATAGAGGCGCATCACATAATCAGCATACACAAAGATATTACAAAAGCACTCGATAAAAATAACGGTATGGCATTATGCAATGCATGCCACAAAATAAGAGATAGGAGGCAAACGAATGTTTAATAAAACACGCATCGAATGGTGCGAATTCACCTACAACCCCATCACGGGATGCCGCCACAAATGCGAATACTGCTACGCAAGAAGACAGGCGCAGCGCTTCTGCGGAGACATACGCCTCAACAAGACCAGCGACCAGCTACAGAACGCCGGGAACGGGCTCTGGATTTTAGAGGAGCCATTCAAGAACAACCAAGGGAAGGTCATACCCATTCCGGTAGGATTTGAACCGACGCTTCATAGGTACCGCCTGCCGATGCCAGCGCAGAAAAAGAAGCCCGCGAACATTTTCGTCTGCAGCATGGCGGACCTTTTCGGAGAATGGGCACCCGACGAGTGGATAAAAGAAGTGCTGACGGCCTGCGCAGCGGCCCCATGGCATAATTACCTGTTCCTGACGAAGAACCCGGAGCGATACAAGCGCCTGATGGACGTTCTCCCGGAGGAATACGGGACCGGCAAGCTCGAATTCTGGTGGGGAACTTCCGCCACCGACAGAGGTTGGATGAATATGGCCTCCGAGATCATGGAGGACGCAGGAAGCGGAGCCGCGAAAATGTTCGTTAGCGTAGAACCCCTGCTGGACGACCTCGCCCCGGAGATAAACACGGACGTCTTCAAGTGGGTAATCGCCGGAGCGCAGACAGGACCCGGAGCAAGGCAAAACAAACCGAAGCGCGAATGGATACAGAACATCGTCGACAAGTGCCGCAGGACCAATACCCCACTGTTCATGAAGGACAGCCTGCTTGAGATATGGGAAGACCCACTCATTCAGCAATTCCCGAAAGCGCTGCAGCTTAAGGAAGACATAATCCCTCACTGCGACGGCTGCGAGCACCATATGACAACACCGGAAGGAAAGAGAGGCGAGCGGCATGTGTGCAAAATCGGAACTGCAATTCACCTTAGACACATACCGGGACGATACGCAAGGACAAGCCCTCCGTGGTGCCCCAAGAGAGGAGGCGGCGACCAATGACAGGCTTCTTCATCGGGATTTTTATCGGAGGCTTCATCGGAGTAACATTCATGGCCATGTGCGTGGCGAGCTCACACGAGCCGCCCGCACCAAGACCACCCCGCAGCCGGATCGTGTACATAGCAAGCCCATACAAGGGCGACATCAAGAGGAACCTCCGTAAGGCCGCCAAATACACCGAGGCGGCGATTAAGCAGGGAGCAATACCAATAACCCCTCACCTCTTCTACAGCGCCGTGTTGGACGACACAGACCCGCAGGAAAGGCAAACGGGAATGAAGATGGGAATAGACCTGCTCGCCATTTGCGACGAGCTGTGGGCCTTTGGAACCCCCAGCGAAGGCATGAGAAACGAGATAGAGACTGCAAGACGACTAAAAATACCAGTCATATACCATTCCGAGGCTGGCGGGAGAAGGGAGATAGCGGATGAATAAAGCGATTTTTTCAGGGAGACTCGGCAACACGCCGGAACTCCGATACACCAAAAGCGGCATAGCAGTGTGCTCTTTTACCTTGGCCGTGGAGAGGCCGCGCCAGAAGGACAAGGAGGAGGAAACCGACTGGCCGACCATCATAGCATGGCGAAGCAAAGCGGAATTTGCAGCCAAATACCTAACCAAAGGCCGGAAGGTACTCGTAACCGCCACCGTAAGAACAAGGACATACGACGGTGAAGACGGCAAGAAGCACAAAGTCACGGAGTTTTATGCGGAAGACATCGAATTCTGTGACAAAAAACCACAGCAGGACGCAGCAGGAACATACGCAGCGCCATCACAGGAGCTCCCGGACGGCTTCGAGGAAATCGAAGTACCAGACGAGGACCTCCCATTCTGACAGAAAGGAGGAGGAAAGCATATGAACAGCAAAGAAATGGGCATGGGAGCCGCGAACTATATCGCCATGGTGAGCAGAATCATGGAGATCGCCGTCCAGCGCGGAACGGAAGCAGGTATCAAGGCAGCGATGGACTATCTGGCCGAGGAAAAGAAGCAGCTGAAGAAGGGCCGCTACGACCGAAGGCTGCGCAACACCCGCCTGCTGCTCAAGAATTACCGGTCTTTCAGAAACTACGCCAAGAATGCGGTTTATAAGGCAAGCCAGCTGAAGGAGAACGCTGTCGACATACTGGACGGCCTCGATGAATACTCCTTCGACGATAGCTTATACATCGAGAGCATAAAAAAGAGCCAGCAACGCACCCTCATCATCCTGAACCACATAGACGAGATGCTGCGCTATTACAAGATCGACTGCGAGCAATCAGGCAAGGACGAGGAGCTGCGCCGGTACCGAATAATCGTGGCCTACTACATCAACGAGCAGAGGAAAAGCGCCGAGCAAATAGCAGAGGACGAGCACATCGAGAGGCGCACCCTTTACAAGGACATCAACATGGCATTGAAACCATTGTCGGCTTTGATTTTCGGCATAGACAGCATGAAACTTTACTGATACATGCACGGGGCATGTCCGATACAAATACAGGAAAATCCGGTGCTTGCACCATGCAAGTACGATGCAGCACCGGAGGCAAAAAGTGGACACTGACAGGGCATTATGAAAATGATAAAATGATAGCATGGAGGAATGGAGATATGGCAAAGAAGAAGCCAAAGAATACCTTCATCGAGATTGACTACTCAACCGAGGCGACACCGCGCGACACGACACCGGATGGAGTGCCGGTCTTCTGCGCACACGACGCCATCGTCAGCATAGAGAAGGCAATCCCGAACCCAAAGAACCCAAACCAGCACAACCAAGACCAGATCGCGAGGCTTGCACAGATCATCGAGGCCACCGGATGGAGGGCACCGATAACCATCAGCAAGCGGTCTGGTTTCATCGTTAAAGGACACGGACGCAGACTGGCCGCCATGGAGCGCGGCTGGAAGTACGTACCGGTCGACTATCAAGAGTACGCAAGCGAGGCCGAGGAATGGGTCGACCTTATCGCAGACAACCGCCTCGCGGAGCTTTCCACTATTGACACCGGCCTTCTGGTCGACCTGATCGGCGACATGGACAGCGGCGAGGTTCCGGTTGAAATGACCGGATACAGCGAGGAAGACCTCGCGGAGATCATAGCAGCTATGGAAGGCGCCGACGACACGCAGGACGACAAAGCGGACGCGGTACCCGTCCCGGACAACATACCAATGAGCAAGGCCGGAGACATATGGTACCTCGGACAGCACCGCCTCCTCTGCGGCAGCGCCACAGACAAGGAAGCTGTCGCCAAGCTGATGGCCGGAGAAAAGGCCCAGATGGTCAACACGGACCCGCCATACGGAGTGAGCTACGAAACCCAGAGCGGCAAATTTGACATGATCAAGAACGACGACCTCACCGGAGACGACCTGATGGCTACTCTCCTAATACCCGCCTTCAAGAACTACGCGGAGAACACGGAGGACGACGCAGCCTTTTATATCTGGCACGCCAGCAGCACACGGCGAGACTTTGAGGACGCCATGACCGCAGCGGGCATTGTTGAGAAGCAATACATCATCTGGGTAAAGACCGCACCGGTCCTCGGACATGCAGACTACCAGTGGGCGCATGAACCATGCTTCTACGCAGAGAAGGCAGGCCACAGCGCACACTTCTACGGCGACAGATCGCAGCGCACGACATGGAAAGCCGTGCTACGCGGCCCGGACGGAACCGCGACAGTCCTCACAGGAGGCGTGGTGCTTACCGATGGAGCCGGAGGAAAGGTGTTCATTTCAGACAAGCCGCCGAAGGGCAAGAAAATCAGGTACATAAGGCTAAGCGAAGGCCGCAGCGTCTGCCTCTACCCGGAAAGCAAGGCAAACACCGTCTGGGAGATCAGCAGAGACACCGGCACCGAGCACCCCACCCAGAAGCCGGTGGAGCTGGCTGTTCGAGCAATCGACAACAGCACGAAGCCGGGCGACCTTGTACTTGACTTCTTCGCAGGCAGCGGAAGCACCCTGATAGGTGCAGAGATGACCGGGCGCAGGGCCTATGTGATAGAGCTTGACCCGCGCTACTGCGACGTGATCGTGAACCGATACGTCCGTTTCACAAACAACCTCGGCGTGACCTGTCTCCGCAACGGAGAGGAGCTGCAGTACACCAAGCTCAAAGCGGAGAACGACTACATCAACGGTAACGCATGAGAATAAACACCAACACATAGAGGCAGGAGCCGCAAACACGGAGCCTGCCTTTTTATATTTCAATTTCGCAGGAAAGGAGGCAATCTTCATGGCGAAGTCAAAAAGCAACCGTTCAGAGCGCAGGGAGATATGGGATAGGCTCCCGGGCGAACCCGGACCCGCGTATGATAAGTTTTGTCGGTACCGCGACATGAAATACACCGGGACGGACGGAAGCAAGCTCGACGGCATACAGAGGCCGTACCGAAGGCGGAACCTTCGCGGCCTTGCGGAGGAAATGGGGATAAAGCGCTGGATGAACCTCGGAGACTTATCCGCAAAGTACAAATGGGTAGAGCGCTGCGAAGCCTACGACGCGGAAATCGAGAGGCAGATACGCGAACAGCAGGAGCAAGCGATCCTGAAGATGAACAAGGATCACGCGGACCTCGCAGCCCAGATGGTCCGAAAAGCGGCCAAGCGCCTCCTGACCATCCCGGAGGAGGAGCTAAGTGCAGCCGACATCGTGCGTCTGGTCGATGTCGGAGTAAAGATAGAACGCCTATCACGTGGAGAGTCCACAGAAAACAAACAGATAAGCGGA